ATACACTCACCTAATCTAACTACATCACCTATTTGTTTACCTGTAGAAAAATTTACTTTACAAAAGTATATAACGTCCCAAGCGCCAGTGTCTGGAGTGTCTTCAGTGTCAGCAGCAACTGTAGCTACTTTTGCTGTTAACGAAGGATTTAGTGGTAAAGGTAGTTTTATATCTATTCTAGGCATGTTTATTTATTTTATCCGGCACTTATATTAATTGCGACTGTTGTAGACACAGCGGTATGGTGTGGGTCTTCAACCGTGTACTGAAAAGAAGTGTTGTTACTATTTCCATCAGCTGGCTTGTACTGTAGAAGCTTAGTTGTAGCATGTATTGTGTTATTACTAGTTAAAGTTTGCCCGGTACAAGCTATGGTTTGTAGGTTGTTTTGTGTATCTGTGTATTTAAATGTACCGTGCTGAGGCATTACCGTAACTTTAAACGTCAGCGTGTCACTTTCAGCATCAGTTGCCGTAGGTGTCATACCAGTGAAACCACCAGCTTCCTCTGCGCTTATACTTACAGTACCCGTAAAGGTAGGAACCGGCGCTTGGTTAATACCTATTATGTTTGCAACATCTAAAGAGCATGTTTTAGCAACTGTTCCAAATTTATTAAAAACAACATTACCAGTAATATGAGCAGCTGAATGAAAAGTTAAAGTTGTGCCACTAGCTATTGTGCTACTTTTACTTAATGTAACAGAAGCTCCACTTGCAGCAGTTACAAGAGTAGAGTTTGTACCTGTGTGAGTTATACCACTACCAGTTACACGCATACCTTTAACTATACTATTGTTTATTCCAGTTAAAGTTATTGCTGTTCCAGTTGTTGCACCAGCAGTAACACCTGTTTGAGCAGGGTATATTTCGGTTGAAAGATTTATGAAAGAAAGTTTAGTACCACCAGCAAGACGTAAGGTACCGTCGTTTTGTGGAAAACCACTAAAATCATCTTGCCCAAACGTTCCTACATATTTTAACGGAGCAGCATCTGACTGTGAAGTTACATACCAATGAAAACCTTTAGTACCACTATTTGTAGTAAAAGGCCATTCAGATATAGTAATAAAATCACCAGTAACTAAAAAATCACTTGCAGACTCTATAGCGTTAACATTTATAACTGTTGGTATATACTGTTGTATTGTTACTACCGTTGGGGTGCTCATGGTTAAAAAAGAGTTGTTAGCTCTTTGTGTCATTGTAATAGTAAACGTTTTGTTTGCCGCTGTAGATGGAAAAGTTAATAATTCTTGATAAACTCCTCCAGCTGGTATTGTAACAGTTCCAGCACCTCCAACTCTTATAGATGAGTTGTTTCTTTTAAAATCAAGAGTTAAATCAGCAGCTGCGTTGTTGGCGTCACCTTCATCTCCGTATATTGATAAGATTCTACTCGTGCCTGCAGATTTTATCCAATGTGTAGAGCTTAAATTATAGTTGTATATTTTACCTATAGAGTTAGCTATGTCAAGCTCCGCCTTAGCAACAAAAGAAATAACGTCTCCTACAACTTCTTTTAATGGGTGTGTATATGTGACAACAAAGCTTCTAACCGTTAAATTACCACCAGCAACAGACCCAGTATCATTAACGACGATGCTATAGCTATTTCTATCACTAACACCAGAAAGATCAATAGAGGGTGTTTTAGCGAATATATGGCCAGCAACTACTGTAAATGTTTTTGTGAATGAAGTTGTAGTTAAGGGTGTTCCAGCTACAGAATACGAGACCAAATTATTTTCAGTACAATTTAAAGTAGATGTTTTTATTTTTCCTGCCATATTATGATTGAGTTAAAGTTGGTGTTACTACAAATTTTAATATTGAATCTATATTCCATGAAGGCATTGTACCTACTATATTTATTTCAACTTTTACAACATTAGAGTGTGTTCCTTGATAACTATTACTAGCTGTCCAAGAACCATTGTTTATATAACCATCTGTCTTGTTGTTGTTAAAGTTTCTTAAAAAATTAAGTGGATCTGAAGACTCAGAAACTGTAATGCCACTAGCTTGAACAGCCCATTTAGCACCGTTAACTACTAGTGGGTGAACATAAAAAGCAACAGTGTCATTACCACCATTATAAGCATCGTTATTTATTAATGTGTCAGCCGCGTTTGTTACAGACGTTTTAAATGTAGTAATTGTAGCATCGTTAGGCGATGTATTTATTCTAAACTTAGGAGATCTTGGTTGTTCTTGAGGAGTTACCATTACAGATATATTGTCAATTACGCAAGCCACGTTTTTACCTTTAAATAAAGATATATTAGTGTTTTTAGTAACTGTCCAAGTGTGTGATATAACACCTGTTGAGTCTATTCTTGCTGTAGCTGGTAATCCAGCCCCAACAAACCCAACTGTTTTATTGTTCGGATTTGCTGATATTGTTACGTCTGCTGTTATAGTATAAGTTTCTCCGAATATTAAATCATTACATATACCTCTTAAATAACGAAGCGCAGAAACGGCTGTACCTGTAATTTTAATTGCTGAATTAACTGTAAATCCTGAGTTTACGTGTGTCTCACCTATAGCGCCTGGGTTACCACTTTCACTTGTTGGATAAGAATTACTACCAGAGCTACCAAAAATTCCTCCAACTAAAGTAACTGTTGGGTCTGGTGATTCTGGAGCGTACGCAAAAACAGTGTGTGTGTATCTAGTAACATGAGTTCCCTCACCAACAGAAACTCCACTAGTAGGTATTGTTCCTAAACCTTGCATAGTAAACTCTTTAGTGTCTATATTCGCGTCAGTTGTTGCAACACCTATAATATTATTAAACCATTTACCTTCTTTTTCTTTAAACTCTATAACTTGACCAGACTGATCAGACGTCTCTACAGAGTCAGCATACCAACCGCTAGTCACTAAAGCAACGTTGTCGTCGTCGTTACTATAAACTCTGGACGATGTTCCTTCATAGTTTAGTGTATTAAAGTTTTTAATTAAAGCGGGTTCGTCATTAAATACAAGTTTTATAGAAGAATCGTATTGTACTCCATAGAAATAGTTTCTTAATAAGTTTTGATTATGTTGGTATAATTCACCATCTTTAATAGTGTAGTAATCACCACTTACAGAAAAACCGTTTTCAGGTAAAAATGATTTTAAACTTGTCCAACCATCTGTTCTTTCTGAAAAACTAACGGTTTTTGAATTTAAAGTTAAATTGTAAGTGTCTTTATCTTCATCATAACTACCAACTATATTATCAGCGTTAGATAAGTTTTCTTTAAAAAACGTTGACATGCCTTTGTCAGATATATTTGTTATACCATCACCAGATAATCTTAATACGGCGTTTCTGTTTTTATCCGTGTAATAAACTCTATAGCCGTAACTTGAAAAAGATTCCGGGTTTTTAGATATACCAAACTCACCAGCAAAAGGAATTGTTTGTCCTAAAACCTTATTAGTTGCTGTTACGTTTGTTTTACCATCAGCGTTAAATAAAGCATCTTTATTTGCTAGTACTTTTAAGGTTTTGTTTTCGCAAAAAGCTATTACGTTTGTGTTTCTTGTAAAAAGTTTTTGTATTGATCCATACGAAGGATTTAAATCTTTAGTTATACCCTCTGCCATTATAAACTGGTTAAGGTTGTTAACAGAGCTTGCACCGTTATATATGCCTGAGAATATTATTCCGCTAGGTTTTGTTTCTTCTTCATACTGCCCCATAAATGTAGTAGAAACTCTAGGTCCATTATCTATCATCGACTTATTAAAAGAGTCTTTTATTCTATTAGACTCAACACCATTACCGTACGAGTAGCAATTAAACCAATTTAATGGTATTTTGTAATAAAAATTACCTCTTTCATCGGTAGTAAAGTTGTTACCTTCTTCAATTTGGTTAGGAGCAGGCACGTGGTCTCTTATATATAGTTTTTGCTTAAACTGAGGGTTGCCATTATCGTCTTTAGTAAAAACAGTTACAAAAGAGCCAGCTTCAACAGCTTTGTTTTGCTCTGTAAAAGGGTCGCTACCAGCTATATAAAAACCAGGATCTAAACCAGCATTGTCTATAACTACAATAGTGCTTCCATCATCAAAAACGCCTGTAACAACGTTTCCATTAGAATCTATTGTAGAAGTTTCTACAAACATACCTGTTTTTAATATTAAAGAGCATTGTGGCGTTTCGTAATAAAGATTTAAATCGCTACTTTGTTTTGGTTGAACCTCAAAAACAGCAGGGCTAAAGCTATTAAAAGTTTGCTTAGTGCTTACTGGCTCTAATATTTGAATTTCACAAGTATTAGTTTCAGCCATTGAATCAGCAAAGCCATCAAAAGGAAATATTTTGCCAGGATTAGCTGTAGTACCAGTATTTGTTTGCGTTGCTTCATCATAATATCTTTGACAAGGAGACCAAACAATATCTTTATCTAAAACCACATGTATTCTTGCTCCCATGTTGTGTCTTTTCATGTGTTCATTTGTCTCGTCAGGATAAGAAGTGTGGTTTTTAACTTCCATCAATACTGCCTTAACAACAGTGTACACAGTGCTTGTAGGGTCTTGTGTCCATCTAAACTTAGTACCTATTTCTTTTAAGCTTGTAAAAAGAGTATAGTTTTCTGTTATATGCTCTCTAGGTGGTCCACTTGACGGGAAATTACCTCCTAAACCAGTGTCACGCGGGCCAATATTCCAAAGTCTAAAAGTAGCGTGCTTTGAACCAACTCTAAAACCACTTCCAGCGTGTCTATTGTGGTGCCAGTTTGGATTGTCTGATTCAATGTCTTCTTTGCTGTTTGGTCCAAGAAATTTTTGTACAAAACTAAAAGCTTGGTCAATACCCCATCTTTGATGACCAACCGAATGTCCGTTTCCATCTATAAAGTTTAACGTATTTGTTCCGTTGTATGTAAAGCCATTTCTCATAACACCCCTTACAATATCATTTTCAATAGCATCACCATTTTTCTTATAAAGAGCTGGCCAAAATCTTAAATCTAACCTAGTATAAAAACGAATATTATAATTGTCTTGCCACCAACCACTCCAGTTAGGAGACCAGCGTAAAATGTGTAGTTTATCAGCGTTGCTAGTCCCACCACTAGGGTTGGTTTCTTTTACATGGCCAAAAAAGTTGTCACTTGTACCGTATCTTAGTTCAGTTCCAAAAGCTACTGGATTGTCTCCGCCTCCAACCGCACCGTTTAAAGTTTCAAACTCTATTGTCTCACCACTATTATTAGACGTAATAGTAGGTTCGTTAATACGGTTTAAAAAGTATTGTGGAAAAGCGTTAAGACCCCAATCACCAATAGTGTTAGCATTTGTAGTATTTGCAAAGTGGCTATGAGCTTGTTGTTGTAAAAAAGTGGCGTCCATATAACCTAAAAGGTTGCTATCAGCAGCGTTACCAACCTGACCGGTTTCGTCATAAGAATCTGTTGATATATACACATTTTGGATCCAATACATGTTTTGAGTAGTTTTTATACCAAAACTTGAACCATCAGAGCCCATCACGGATGTTACAAAATCTTTTAAATTATCATCTTTTAATATTTTTATAAAAAATCTACCTTGAAACTCCTCGTCGTATTCTTTATCTTCTTGCTCAAACAACTCAAAGTATTCTAAATTTACAGGGTCACCAGTTCCATTAACAAAATTTATATCATTATCAAAAGGTTTTTTAAGTAAAATCTCAAAATAATCTTCTGCATCTTCAAAATCTCCATCATCGTTTACATCACTTTTAGTAATACTTTCTACCTCGTAAAATCTAGAAACAGTGTTTGAGCTAAAAGACCCAACTCTAATATATCTATCTGCAGAAGTTGCATCCGCCATGTTTGATAAAGATAAATTAGTTGCTACTCCCTCGCTACCTCTTAGTCTAAGCAATATACCACCTTTGGTTGGATAACCTGTTGTAGCATCTCCGCTAGAGCCAAAAGATTGTGTTGTTAACCTACCTATTAAATTTTTTCTTGCTTTTATAACATCAGGTGCGTTTTCTTTTTTTGAAATCACAGTGTAAGAAAAAGGTTTTTTAATAGGCAGCATGGGTTGGGTAGAGTTGTGTCGTTTTTTTAACACTATTTCGTCACCCTCTTGAACCTTGTTAGTATCACTAGAAGGCAAAGAGCACCAAACAAATTCTTCAGTTTCTCCCTCATAAATTCTATCTAACGTTATATTGTAATACTCTCCTTTTGGTTCTTTTATATAATACTTTATATGTGTTGCCCAGTCTGGATAAAGAAAGTCGTTGTTAACAAAAAATTCATTAGCTGTAAAAGATTCTTCTTGACTTGGTGTTATAACAGAGTTTTCTGTTTGAGAATATATAGGTGTTTGCCTTCCGTACTTGTCTAAAAGCGAAACACCTAATTGGTAGGTTCTTAATGATTTTACTGATTTTTGAGCAGGATTAGAAACATCACTACCACTAGTGCTCATTTCGTGAGATTCCATTGTTAACTCAAAATTAGGTTCTTCTATAACGTTGTACTGGTTTGTATAGTTTCCATAAAGAAGCCTATTAGCTGTTATCTCTTGAGACTTAGCAAGTTTAGGTACGTTATCATAAGGTCGCAATAATTGATTGCTAGGTAACATTGCATGTATCTGATCAGATGTTAATTCAAACCTTGTTAGGTTTTCTAAATCAGAAGATTTTAAAGATTTGTATTTATAAATACTAGTACTGTCAGAAAATTTAATTAGTATGTCAAGACCAATAACATCAAGCGGTTTTGTGTCAAAAGATTTTAATACAACTTTACTAACAGTGTTTTGCACATTAACATTAGTACCTAGCGCAGCATCAAATTTATAACCTTCTGATGTTGGTAAAAATGCAACTTCTGAAAAAGCTGATATACATGAATATTCACCGTCTATATATTTCCACCTGTAAGCAAATCTAGGAAACTTATCTTCAAATATAGAAACACTTGTTTCACTAATAGCGTTCCAGTTTTGTAGATCAGTATCTAACATTTGTAAAATATCCTCGTCTATAGAAAGTATTTTAAAGTTAAAAACTTTTCTATACTGATTGGAGTGTACAGGTTCGTTATAAATATCTTCGCTTAATAATCTTATTCTTATTTTAACTTCATCTTGAGCATCATCACTTGTTACAGTGTTTGCTGTTTTTAACAATATAACGTCTCCCTCTACAAAATTAGGTCTTGGATTAAATACTATTTTTTGAGTTCTAACTTTTTTTCCATTATTATCTAAAACAGGAAGTCCATTGCTACCTATTAAGTTTCCATTAGAAACCGTACCCGCTGGTTTTAATCTTTTTATTCCAGCAGAATCAATATATTTCCAAAAAGAGTCGTTTCTATAAGTGCTTAAAGCCCATCTAAAACCTACTTCTTCATCATCTATTATAGGTCCAGCCGGCGTGCCTGTTAGTGTAACCCTATGATTAGTGTTGTCTATAGACGCAACTCCAATAACACTACCTCCAGATGTTTTATACGCAGCTGTTACTTCTCCAGCCGCATCGCAAAAAGTCATACCAGCTTCAACGTTGTTCCAATAAGCACTACCACTTAAACTATCATCAGAGTTGTTAAACTGAACAGTTGTATTAGTTACAGCGCCATCTACAGTTCTAACCCAAGTAGAGTGATAGTATTCTACAGACTCAGTAGAACCAGCTGAAAAAGGATTACCATCAGCTCTTCTAGTAGTGTTTTCAGGCACGTAAACAACGCAAGAGCTAGGATCACCTGTACCAGCTATGTCTCTATAAAGCTCTAACTCTGGAGCGTTTAAAGGGTATTTTTTAACTACAGTTATATCTTCTTCTAAAACTTTATTAGAAGTTATTATATTATCTGAATCAACAAAATTTGTTGTTACAGAAAAAGGGTTACTAGCGTCAGCTCCAACCTTAAATCTATCTATGTTTATTTTTTTAGGCTCTGAGTTGTTGTCAGTGAAAAACAACATACCATCTAAAACGTTAGCACCTGTAATTAAATTACTTTCTTTAAACTTTAAAAATGGTAGTTTAAGTTTTAAATCAACATTGTTAGCTATAGTTTGTGGAATATCTAAAGTTATAGAAGTGCTTGAGTTAACCGCTGCAATTTTAACCTCTCCAATAATACCATCGCCTTGCACTATGTAACCAACCTTAGCGTTAGTGTTTGCGTCTATAGTTACAGATGTAGAATTACTTACAGCACCATCAGTTTTTACGGTTGTTTTAACAGTGTTATCTACTAATATAGGTTTTATAACCTGAGTAGCTTGGTCATACTCAGCAATAGCATCAACATCAGTTCCAGATATAAACCAAATAATTTTCTGGTTTTCAGGATTTAAAACACTACCAATACACTTAGCGCCAGCTATACCTAAATTAGAAACCTTTACGTTACCATAAGAATTTTGCGCTGACCCAACATCACTACCTTCTGTTGTAGCAATATCAATATTCAACGCATCTCTGTATTCATTTTTAGGTAATAATCTCTCGTCAAGGTCTTTGTTCATCTTACCCGACGTGAAATTGTTTTTAATCTCTGGCATATACTAGTGTTTTATTTGCTTAGATTTACCTCTAAGTATTTGAGTTAATTCTTCTGTCTTTAAATTTGATAGTCTTAGCTTGGCTGTTCTAACCGCTGCGAACCGTTCTTTTTTAATTCTTCTAACAATATACTCTGGCATGTTAATTAAACTAGATATTACAGCGTATGCTATACACTTGTACATTGCTTCCTCAGCGTACTTGTGAACAACCATTTCGTCTAGCGTACCCATTGAGTCGCTTAGATATTTAAGTGTTACAGTTTTTCCAGATAAGTTAGAACTAAAATGTATATTACCTTTATTATTATCTATAAAAAACGAGCCGTTTGTTTGCGTGTGAACAGGATCTGCGCCATATCTTTGACCCATGTTTAAATCGTACATTTCGTTGTCGTAATTATAATCATCTTTTGTATTTTCAGAAGGTGTATGCGCTTTATACTTTGCCCATGTGTTAGAGTCTGTTGTAGCTAAAGTTCCATCGGAGTTGTACGTATAAGCACCGTTAACATCTTGTGTTATAGCTGTAGGATTGCTAGTTTTAGATTGAGGATATATAATATGCTCAATACCAGAATCGTCACACCAAGACATTTTTACGTAGTTAACATAGTCATGAGGCAATAGCATTGTTAAAGACGATGGTATTTCTATTTCTTGAGATTTGCTAGATCTATAAGTATCGTAGCTTAACTCTTGTTGTGCTCTTCTAGCGTGAAAAGCAACATCAGCTCTTTTTATTTTTGGTATTAATTTACCTTGACCAACCATTGAAACCATAAAGTTGTTTATAATTTCTTTTAGCGATATGTTTTGATAGTTACCAGTTTCGTTGTTGTGTGAGTTAAATATTTCAATCACAGCACCAGGAGGAACTTGAGTAGATACTTGTGTTACTGGTATATGATTTTGACTCCAGTCGGACGTAGATGTGTCTGTTATATCACTAATCCAACTATAACTAAAAAAGTATATATAAGTACTGTTTTCAATTCTAACTGGTTTATTTAAAGTTACAGTAATATTGTCATCAGCTATTTTATATATAGATATAGCTTCAGATGGCGAAACTTTAGTACCATCTCCTTGAGCTACAGAGGTGGTAGTGTGTGAAGCAGCGTTGCTAGCAGGGTCAATAGCTATAATGTCACCGACTTGCATTGTTGTGTTTTCAGCAGCTAAGGTTATAATCGAACCAGCAACATCACCAACTTGAACGCCTGTTGTTGCGTAAGTACCACCGTTAGAAGCTATTTGTACGCCAGTACCAGATCTTCTAACCAACCTTTTTCTACCAAAAACTATTTCAGGTGTTCCTTTTATATAAGAGTAATTTATATTACTTAGTACAACGCCGTTTACTTTTACAATCATATCCGTGTTGTACGAATTTGTAGTAGGGTCGTTTGAGGTAGGTGGTAATGGGTTTAATAAATCAAACGTGCTAAGCTGTGTTAAACCACTAGCTTGTTGATTTATAGTTTGTATTTTAGTATAGTACCTTTTTTGCTCCTGTGTAAATAATCCCATTTATTATAATTTTTCTTGTTGAACTTTAGCCGCGTCTTGCTGGGCAGCCGTTGTAGCAATTGTAGGGTCTTTTATAGCAACTCCCGCTAATTGTAATATTTTATTAACCAACTCAACTTCCTCAGAAACATGTAATTGAAAATCTTTTGAACTTGTAGCATTGTAAAGTGCGGCTCCGTTTATCTCTGTGTAACCCCAGTTTACAGCCTCAGTTGAATAACCTGGTATTTTAACATAGTCTATAAAAACATTTGTATTTCTTTGTATTATACGCGCTGTAGTAGTATTTTGACCCCATACTTTTATACCATCTTTATCTCTAGTATAAACAGGTTGGTCGTTAGCGGGTCTTGCTAAAGAAGAGTTTGCGTAATATCTAAACTCATTTTGTGGTATGTATTCTGCTTCAATATAATCGTTATCCCAATAGTACCAAACAGTACCTAATCTATACAAGTCAGCTGGTAAAGCTTGAGCTGTTCCTTTTGTACCTGTAGCGTAGCTTTGGTAAGCGCCATCTGTTAAGCTATAAAAAGAGCATGATAACTCTGATATTTTTTCATCTAATATTTCTAGCATATCTGAGTATGGAGTTGTGTTTCCAGGTGCTCTACCAAACTGATTTATGTCATAAAAATATTGCTCAAATATTTGCATTTGAGCTTGGTTGGCAAATAAATTAAACTCTTGAGGTGTTATATAACCTCTTTGCTCTTTATTAGCTATTGCTAATACTCTTTGATATATTTTGTCTACGTTTACTGCCATAATTTTTTTATTGTAGTTTGCAATCGCCCCGAAGAGCGACTGCTCCTACAGTTTGATTATTTTAATCGTTTTTCTATACTTGAAAATATTTCCATACCTTCATCAGTTTTAAACCAAGCGGCTAAAGCTGAATATGGATGTTCATCAAACGGAACGTTCATTAGTTTTCTATCATTAGAAGCCCACATAAAAACTCTTTGGTCTGGAGATAACTTTATTATGTTCATTTCAGTTGCTTTAATACCAATATTTCTAAGGTGAACATTGTCATCATTAGCTAATTCTAAGAACATCTCAGGGTTGTTTTTAGCAAATATAAGTAAATCTCTTTTAAGTTCTTTAGAACTCATCTCTGTAACTTTAGAACCAACCTCTACCCGCATAATTGCCTCAGCCATGTCTATATCCATTTCTCTAGCCGCAATTAAAGCGTCTATTTCTATGTTTATGTCTTCTAAATCCTCTTTAGCCTCTTTTGTCTTAGAAACTTCTTCCCAAGATTTTCCAGCTTGAGGGTGGTATATTGATAACATTTTTTGAAGAGTAACTTTATTTTTAGGCACAGCTAGTATACCGTTTCTAAAAATAATTCTTCCCCTAACAACTTGTCCTTGCATTTCATCAACAAAAACTGTTTTTTGGTTTTCAGCATACATTATTTCTCTTTCATAACCTAGTTCTTCGTCAAAATAATACAAACCTCTACTTTTAAACCAATGAGACAATGGTTGTTTATTACCCGTTAGCCTGTACATTCTGTCTCTTAATTCCCAACCGTCGATAGTTTTATAAGTTGGTTCTTTTCTTGTTGGTTTTTTTGTTTCAACCACTGGGGCTTTAACAGTAGGCACCTCTACCTTTTGTGTTTTTTCTTTTTTTGCCATAATATAATATAATATAAATTAATAAAAATAAAGGGTCGAGGCCGAAGCCTCGATCCTTAAGTAATAATGCTTACGCAACTCCTTTGAATAATACAAAGTTGTTAGCACCTTGAGTAACTAGACATCTTTCAGAAAGCATGTGCATTTCCATAGCATCTAAATCAGAAGTAGCAGCTCCAACCGAACCAGTAGTCCAAGTTTTTAACTTTCTATCTTCCATTTGAGAAGCTCTGTATCTAACATGTAAGAAAGGTCTTTTAATGTTCTTACCTAACCCTTGGTCATAAACAGTTGACACACCAGCTGGAATTAAAATTCCTCTAATAGCATTAGCAGTATCAGTAGAATTAATCAACCCTCTAGTAGATGCATCATTTAGGTATTTAAAGTCAGACTTGTAGAAGTCGTAAGAACCTCTTCTAAAACCTGTAAATCCTAAATTTAATGCCATATCTTCTGAATTACTAAATACTCCATAAGAAGTACCACCAGAACCATAAGAATTTTGAGCAGCTAAAATATCATCTAACTGTAAGCTAGTAGTTCTATCCATAAACATCATGTTTTCTTCAATAGCACCATTTGCATCAAGCTCGTGAATTAACTCATCATAATCTGCCATTGCAGTCATTGTATTAGCTACATTACCTCTAGTTTCTAAAGCATCAAATAAACCTTCAGTACCAGTAATTTTTGAATCAGAAGTAGTACCAGATGTATTATCAACAGCTTCTAACATTGCCATTTCTAAGTAATCAGCAAAACGAGACTTAGTATCACCCGCAGCTTTTAAATACCACATGTAACCGTTTTGACCATCTTCACCAGAAACTTCAACCCAACCAATTTGAGCAGCATCAGATCCTGAAACCTCATACTTGTCTTTTAAAATAATAGGTTTGTTGTTTCTTTGTTGAAACACTGGTGCGTTAGCTCCTACTCTACCGTTTCCACCTTTAGCAAACTCAGAACCAAAAACTAATACTGATACATCACCAGCGGTTAGTGAGCTAGAAACAATACTTGCTCCGTCATAACGCTCCCAAGTAACCACACCATTTGCATGGTCTGTTCCAGTTAACGCTACGTTAGTAACATAACCTCTTGCAGTTCCGTCAGAATCTGATACTAAAATCATATCTCCTTTTCTAATACCGTGAGATATTTTTGCTGTTGTACTTTCAACTGATTTTCCATCAGCATCTGTAGTATCTGCATTAAAAGTCAACGTTCCTGTTGTTGTACTTGCTGTTAATTGAACTTTTTTGTACGATAAATGTAATCTACCTTGCTCAGACCATATAACCTGATCAGCAGACATAGCTTCTTCAGCTCCTACTTGAGCTAAAAAACCTGAAATTGTTCTATTACCAAAAACTTCAGCTTCCGCTTCCATTAAGTCTGGTAAATATTGTTGAGCCCACCCGTTTCCATTGGCTGTAAAGTCAATGTAATTAGTGACCAACGTTTGTTTTAGGGGCGCTGGAGTATAACCAGCTGCACCTACACCTGTAATTGCCATAATTTATTTTTTTTTAAATTTATTATTTATTTTTGTTTTTAATTTTAAACTTAAAACCAGTAGAATCATCGCTAAGCACTCTCATTTTAGGACCGCTTGTATTGTCGTTAGAAAAAGATTTTCTAGGATCCATACTTACATTTTTAGCTTTTGCTACACTTTCTTTTAAAGCATCAGCTTTTCCTTGTTGATAAAAATGATTAGCAATAGCATCGGGATTCATCGCTGTGTATAAAGATTTATGATAACCCTTAGCATCTGACATTTCATTGTTTTCGTTCAAAAACTTTTTGACAAAATTATTAATATCGCTTTGAGTTGCTTTAATCTCGTTAGCATTGTTCACATTAAACCGATATTTTTTATCTCCGACACTGTATTCAAAACCTTTGAATTTATCGTTAAAAACTTGATTAGTTTTATTTAAAAAATGATTAGTTTGTTTTTCTGCTATTTTTTGAGTTTCTTCTGACTCTTTGTTATATCTATTAAAGAAGTTTACAGCTTTTTGTTGCTCGGTAGTTAACCTAGAACCAGCTTTAATTTCTTCATAGTATTTGGACTTTTGCCCGTCCAGGTAGGCTTTAGCGTTGGCAACTTGCTCTTTTAACGCTATTTTTTTCTTTTTAATCTCTCTGTCTTCATCAACTTCTTCATCATATGAAAATGAGTCTTCCATTAAAAAACTAATTTCATCATCTGTTAAGTGAGATTTTGTTTGTTTATAGTACTCTCTTAATACTGTCATATCATCGTAACTAGAATAATCTTGATTAAGCCTTACATAATCTTCTAGCGTACCACCAGTTTCTTCCATAAAATCTACAACTTTTTGTAAGTTTTCAGGCAAAGCTTTTCCAGTTTCTTTAGCTTCTTCAACAGCTTCTTGTATTTCTTCAACTTGCTCTTGAACTTCTTCTTCAGTAACTTCTTCTAATACTGGAGTTTCTTGTGCTTCACCTTCCGGTTGTACTTCTTCTTGTTTTTCTGTGGTATCGGCATTTTCATCGACTCCAACCACTCCCTTGTCGTCAGGGTTATCTTCTTTAACTTCATCTGTTTTTGGTTTGTTTAAATCAACAACGTAATCGCCGTCTTCATTAAATTTTGGTTTTTTAGTTTCTTTAACTGGTTGTTCAGTTGCTTGTGTAGTTTCTTCAACTACGTTTTCTACGTTTTCTTCCATAATATAATATAATAATAATTAATAATTGTTATCTAGGATCAAAAGATTCTAAATCAAAACCCCCTCCTATAGTATCATTACCTGCAGACTCAAAGTTTTTAGGTGCTTTTGCATTATTTCTTTGGTCTATCATTTCACTTTGTTGAGTGGCTTGTATTCTAGTTCTTTCGTCTTTACGATCTTCTTTTTCTTTTTCTTTGTTGCTTGCATTTTGAGTATCAGCTTGCCTTAACTGCATGTTATAATCAAACTCTATTTGCATTAATTGTTTTTTTATCTCAGCCTCTTGCATCATTTTGTCTCCATCTAGCTTAGCCTTTAAACTTTCTAATTCTGCCTGAGCAGCTGTTTTAGCTTGTTCTTTTTGCATTTCAGCTTGAGCTGCCGCTTGAGCTGCTTGTTGATTTGTTTGAGACTGCATTTGCATATTTCTTTCTTGCATTTGCTGATCTTTTTCTGCTTTCTTTTTTCTACGTATTTTTAATAACTGATTAGCAAGTTTTATATTTTTAATTTCTCTAAGATCAATAGCATCTTCCAGCTCTATGTTTTGTTGTTGCAACGCCATTTGTATATTGTTTTCAAGCATGGCTTTTTCTTCTTCATCTGGCATTACCTCTAAAAATATACCAAAGTCATATAAGTGTAGTTCTTTAATGTCTTCAAGTGTGCCAACGTTATGTGCTCCAATTTGCTGTATAAAAGCTTCTCTTGTTGGTGAGTACTCTAGTATATCAGATATTCTTAATGACAAACCTTCTGCAACATCCTGCGTTAAAAACAAACCAGCCTGTAATATATGTCTTGTTGCTGTATTACTATTTGCCGCAGCAAGTTTTTGCACTCCTACTAAAGCATTTTTATCAGGCGTTGCTGCGTCTCTAGCTTCGTTCAACCCTGTAACGTCTCTTATCATTTGTAGATAGTAGTTGTATGTACCTATTAAACTTTGCATTTTAGCACCACCATTACCTGATTGTATTTCTTGTATTGGCACTTTGCCCGGGTTCATATCACCATCAGAAGTAAAGCTTCTACCAATAATCGAACCTGTTTGGAAAAACATATTTAATGCTTCTTGAGGATTGTAATTTGTACCGTTACCTAAATCTATCTCAGCTAAACCATCTGCATCTAAGTATATTCCATCTGGAACCATTCTAGACATAACCTGTTGTAGTTTTAAATGAGTAAGCTGTATCATATCAGCAAAACCAGTAATACGCTGTACTAAAGACTCTATGCGACCTCTATACATTCTTGGAGCTACAATACTATAATTCATTTTGACTTTAGTGTAATCACTTTTAGGTCTTATCATATTCTCAGCTAACTCCCATTTTAAAAGTTTATCAGTACCTAGTATAACAGCACCATCATAAAGTACCTCTAATTTTTTAGCAAGTTTTTCAAAACTACCATCAAGATTTTTTGGTGGGTTAAAGTTGTCGTCTTTTTTTATTGCTTTATCTGCACCACTACCAGTTTGTTTTATTTTATAAACCTCGTTCATATAAGTTTTATAATTAAAATACAAAACTTGTATTTTATTATTATCATCTACAGATGAAGAGTGTCCGGTGTTATAGTTGTTTTTGTTGTGTGACTTGTTTTTTGCTATATCATCTAGCTCTGAAGTTGTTAAATCAGGAAATTGTTTAACAAGCTCATTTATAGGTATCATTTTAACTTCACCAACATAATATATATCATCAAAATATGGTGACTCAGTATAAGAGTAAACTAAATCAACAGGGTCAACATAGTCAACAACAACACCTTCAGATGTGTTAAAGCAGGTTTTGACGGCACCTATACCAAGCACTGTTAAATCATAATAAAATCTTTTTTTAGTTAACTCGTACTTATTACCATCTAACATTACATTTAACGCTTGTTCTTCAGCTAATTCAACAGACTGCTTGTACGTCAACTGCATGTGTAAATCTAGTTCTTCTTGAGTTTCTGGCAACTCGTCCATTTCACTTTTAAACAAATCAATACCCGTTTGTTGCAAAACGCCTGTTTTGTATGCTTTAGCGTTCATGTCTTCTAAAATACCCTCCATATATTGTGTCCTCTTGTAAACACCATAAGGATCTTGAGAATATGCTTTTATGTCAAAAGTTCTTTCAGCTATACCGTTTACAACTATGTCTACAAACTTAGGTATAATAGGTACTGGTTTCCAGTCTAAATTTAAATAAGACAAATCACCGTTTATAGATAATTCATCTTTATATTTTTGTATTGACTGTTCGCCTCTAGCATACAGTCTTAATTTGTGAAAATTATTGTGATTAGTTCTATATTTGTTAGAACCCCTATCAACATGAAACCACTCATGCTCAATAGCCTTTGCTACTTTTAAACCATATTCAACGGTTTTCTTTTCGCTATCACTAACTACTTGAGAAGGAAAATAACTTGTTATAACAGACTCTGCCATATTTATTCTTTAATTAATTTAGATGTACTACCTGTGTTTTTATACCTAGCAATACTTATGTTTAGTTTAGGTTTTTGTGTTGGTGCATTTGGTCTGTAAAGATGTCTATTGCATGCCATAATAGCTAATCCAGAGCTAATGGCAGCATCAAACTTTGTTCTTTTATTTATATCAAATTTAGCCCAGTCGTTAAGCAAATCATTAAAATACATTGTTCCGTAACTACCATCTTGTTTTAATCCTACGTGATCTTGTATGTACATTTCAATTGCAGCAGCATGAGCTTGTTTAATATCTTCACTTGAGTTTGGTATTCCACCTACTTCTTTTTCTGCTGTAGATAGTTTGTTCCATACTTTATCAGGCCTATTCATACTAAAACCTCTGTAACCACGTCTTCTTAAATAATACAATAGACGAGGTTTATTGTTTTCTGCGAGTATAGGCATCCCGTAAAATACTAATGCCATTAGAACGTCTTCAAAGAATATCTCTGCTGTTTGTGGTCTAGCTAAGTACTCTAAAAATATCATGTTTGACGGTGCTTCTTCCATGCTAAACTTAGTCAGCCCGTGTAAAGCACCTTTAGAACCTACACCATCCACTGTTCCTGATATGTCGTAGCTATCACAACCAAAAGCCCCCATGTGTTCATTGCCTGGGTATTTAATACCATTTTTAATTACAACTTTATTTTGTAGGTTTTGCGGTGGTACCCAGCTTACTTTAAACCTACCTTTTGGGTCTGGATAAAATATAACGTTACTGTCTTTAACTCCATTAACCCATTGAAAATTACCTTTAGTAATACCTAGTGTTCTAGACATTTCTTCATTGTAATCTATTTGTTCGTATATTTTTACTAAATTAAATATACTATTTTTTGTTTCATCTCTAAACGCATGCTCTGTAGTTCTTGGAAACTGTCTGTAAAATTCGTTTAGTGCGTCTTGATCATTTTTTAAACCGTCAGCTTCATTTTGCCAACTATCTATAACGCCTATATCTATTAGTTCCCCATGTGGATCGAAGACTTCATGATCCGGAGTATTGAAGACTGGGCTTCCGTGCTCATCAATAAATCCTTCGTAGTTCCACTCCATTGGGATAAAAAGAGAATATAAGCCAGACGCTGTCTGT